CTAATGCTGTGGGGCTAGGATATGACCGCCACTTCTCTATAAATTCGTCATCACTAATGTAATCACCATACTGATTTTTAGCCATATAAGACCCTAATCGTGATAAAGTTAGCATATCTTAACCGATTAATGTTAAAAAACAATGCCATACGCTCATAAGGTTGATGTAAACCAAGCAGAAATAGTGAAAACTCTTAGAGAAGCGGGTGCTGATGTGTATATTTTATCAATGGTAAAAAAAGGGATGCCAGACCTCATGGTGTGCTTCAATTCTGAGACGATATTAATGGAGGTTAAGCGAGACCCTAAAGCTAAGTTCACCGCAGACCAACTTAAATTTATAGCCAATTGGAAGGGTGGGCCACTTAGTCGGGTTGATAGCCCTGAAGCTGCATTAAGAGTGATTGGATTAATCCCAAAACACGACTATAATCAATAAAAACAAGGAGTTTGTATGGAAAATTGTGCTTTATTCGTAGCAACATTACTACATTCTGCGACTAATACGCATTTCTTCCATTGGTCTACTGACAGTTTTTCTAAACACAGCGCACTCGCTGAGTACTATGATGGGGTCGTACCTCTCGTAGACCAGTACGCAGAAGCCTACATGGGCAAGTATGGCAAATTCACCGCATTTCCAAGCGTGTACCACCAACCCAAAGACCCAGTTAAATACCTAGAGTCCCTACAAAACTTTGTGGCAGATGCCCGCCAAGACTTACCGCAAGATAGCGAACTGCAAAACCTGATTGATGAGATTGCAGACCTGATTAACACCACAACTTATAAACTTAAGTTCTTGAAATAAAAGGATAAATCATGCCATTAATGAAATCAGGTAGCAAAGAAGCGGTAGGCAAAAACATCAAGACCGAGATGAAAGCTGGCAAACCTAAAAAACAAGCCGTAGCTATTGCTTTGTCAGTACAACGAGAAAACGCCAAAGGTAGCCGTAAAAATAAGCTAGAAGAAGCCTACGGCAAGTACATTGAAGAAAAAGCATGAGCCGACAAGACCAAATTCGTGCAGCAATCGATAAGCACGATAAGCCAATACCTAAGACTACTAAAGGCAAAGGTCGTAATTACCTATCGGTTGAAGAAGGTGCAGGTATGACGGCAAAAGGCAGAGCTGCCTATAACCGCAAAAACAACGCAAATTTACAAGCCCCCCAAGCTAGTGGGCCACGCCATGATAGTTTCTGTGCAAGGTCAAAAGGCTGGACTGGGGAACGAGGAAAAGCAGCAAGAGCGAGATGGAGTTGCTAATGAAAGACGGACTATATGCCAATATTCACCGCAAAAGGGCTAGGATAGCTGCGGGTTCAGGCGAAAAGATGAACAAGGTTGGTAGCAAAGATGCTCCTAGCAAGCAAGACTTTATTGAGTCGGCTAAGACGGCAAAACCGCCCAAAAAGACTAGAAAACAAATGCTTACCGATAAGATGAAGGATATGTAATGAAAACTAAATCTCAATCAGAACCACAAAAGCTAGACTTCTCAATGAAGGGTGGTAAGCCCAGTAAGTTAGTAGGCAACGAAGAAAAACGCATGAAGCGTAAAGCTGCTTTGCTGACTCATTTTAATAAGTTCCAAAAGGACATAGCATAAATGGCTACGCTGGCAGAACTTTTAAGGCTTCAGGGCGGTGCTTTTGTAGGCTACCCCCAAATGCCCAATAAAACTGTGCCACAGCCACAAGGCGGGTATGCCGAAGGCTTTTTGTCATCTGCTACAGGTTTTCCACAACAACCTAATATGTCGGTACTTGACCCCAATCAAGCTGCATATCTTGAAGGCCGCCAAGCTGGTGAACCAGTAAACATTGCTGCTATGGCTGTGCCCCTTGGAATTGGTGTAGCTAGAAATCCACAAATGTTGGCTAGAGCCGTAAGCCCATTATCTAGACCTCAAACATTTACAGAAGCTACTGTAACTGCTGAAGGACTGCCCCGCACATTAGCTAATATTTCAGGAAATCCAGCCGCAGAAACGCTGGCCCTTGAACGCTATCGAGCTGCTGCATCACCTAATATGCAAAATATAACCCAAAGACAAGGTTATTGGCAGGGCGAAAGTAATCCAGTATTTGTATCAGAAGGCAGCCGTAGCTTAAGCGTAGGTGGTAATAAACCGCTACTTAAAGAGATGGCTCAAACCGCAGAAAATTTAGAACAAGCTGGTGCTACTGCAACAAGGGCCACAGCACTACCATTTGGTGATTTGTCTAAAGGTAATGCGGCATTTTTAACTCGCAATGGTAAACCTTTAAGCGATAAAGATGTTGTTAAACTAAACCAAGCATTGTCAGAATCAACTGATGCTGTATTGCAACATCGCAAAGGTGGTGAAGGGTTAATATTTAAAGGCGGTTGGAATGACCAATCAAGCTTAGAGGATATTGTAAAAATCGCCCAAAAAACAATACCTGACCTAAAAATAAAGCCTGCATTGTCTAGCCCAAAGATTGACAGAACATATTACGAGCGGCCCGAATATCAAAGCTTAGGTGCTGTACCTCGTGAAGAAAGCATACGAGGTAAGTTGACCCAAGCATTTGACGAGTACCTTAAGAAACGGGGTTATCGGGAGTAAAGTCTATTAATTTATATGGGATAGTTTTCCAAGCCGCATAAACAAGATGTTTACCTACTGGTTCAGCCCCAAAATAAACTCGATAAGCGTTTTTATATTCATCAATATTAGCGATTAAAGCGTTATGCTGACCGCCAGACCCCGCATATCGAGTGTTTAAATTAGCACAAGCCTCTGTAACCGCTTTAGACACAGGATATACGCCATTTTCCCAGTTAGTGTAAGTAACTCGGTGAACCCCCAAGAGTTCTGCTGCTTTCTCTTGGGTTACACCTATATTGCTACGCCATTGTTTTAAATCAAAAGTCATTGTTGCTCCTTAATTTGTGCTATTTGTTGCTCAAGTTTGACGATGCGTTGCCAAACACGCTGTTTTTGTACAACATTACGAGATTGGTTAAATACAACCTTTTGCCAATACAAACTGTTTTCAAGAATAGTTAAGCTCATTGTTTACTCCTTTTTTGCTTTAATGTTAGTTTTACGGCTTCTAATCTGATATTTTCTTCCTCAGTATTTAGAAAGCCACCAAATGTTTCTAATGCTCGTTTAATGTTTAAAAGTTCCCATTTAGGGCGTTTTTGATAGTGGTCTAAATATTGTTGCTTGGTCATGGTATCCCCCTTATGCGTAAGCAGTCCAATGTGATGATTCATAGATTGGTTTGTTGCTAACTACTGCAACAGGCTCAATCTTGTAAGCATTAGCGTAACTTGCAATTTTGATAAAAGCACTTGATTCGGTAGAGCTTTTTTGAATCAGTTTCTTAAATGGCTTGCCAATAAAGCTATTAACGGCTGGCACACAATTACCTTGCAAATAACCATCAGATTCAGATAATTGACTAATTTTTTGAAATATAGCCGTTTTGTTGCTAATCTCTACAACTTGGTAATAGTCAATATTGGTTTGGTCGTAACCCCAAGAACTACGAAATACATCACCAACTTTAACACCATGATTAGCAGATGCTTCTTTGGCTTTGGCTTTGCGTTCTGCTTTGCGTTCTGCCCAAGCTCTAACATTGGTAAATGTTTTGGTTACTTCTGCTAGGCGTTGTTCTGCATTTTTAAACCGATAATGCCATGTAGGATTAACTGCACGACCTACAAAGCATAAACCGCCTATTGTTGGTGATTCTTTGTAATAGATTTGAATACCTAATTCTTGGTCATCCCAAGATAATTCGTAGCCTTCTGGGATATAGCGTTGAGTGTTTTTCATTTGTAATACTCCTTAACTGTTTAGCCCCATTTATGAATCGCTAGGCAAGTTGTTAAATAAATCAGCGATTAAGTACATTGTAGCGTATTACTACATATTGTCAACACCTTTTACTAAATAATTTAATTTGTTGTATTCTTACAAATAGTGTAGAATTAACCTAACTTAATCAATCACTTGGATAAGTATGGATGATAAAAAATCAAAATCTATCAAAGGCGGTAAGCGTGAAGGGGCTGGAAGGCCTACAGGAGCGTCTAATAAGGTCACCATTGAGGTGAAACAAGCCATTGCAGCCTTTACCTCTGCCAACGCAGATAAGCTTGATTCATGGCTAAATGAGATAGACGACCCCGCCAAGCGGTTAGACCTTTATTTTAAAGCCCTTGAATACACAATGCCTAAACTTGCCCGTACTGAAGTGGCAGGCGACCAAAAACAACCTATTAAGCACACAGTTACATGGAAAATGCCATCTGCTCTGACGAGCTAGAGCATGAAATAGATTACTGGCCACGCAAGGTATTTTGGGATTTCCATACTAGACAACAGCGTTGGGCTGTGATTGTTGCTCATAGACGCTGTGGCAAGACTGTGGCGTGTATTAACGACTTATTGCTACGAGCCATTAACGAAGGTAAAGATAACGCTAGGTACGCTTATATAGCCCCGTACTACGCACAGGCTAAGTCTATTGCTTGGGATTACTTAATGCGGTATTCCGAACCTGTACGGGTCAACCATAACATCTCAGAACTATGGGTAGAGCTTATGAATGGCTCACGCATAAGGCTATTTGGTGGCGATTCGCCTGACAGCTTGCGTGGAAACTACCTCGATGGCGTAATTATTGACGAAATGGCCGACACAAAGCCTAGTTTATGGGGTGAGGTTATACGCCCATTGCTATCTGATAGGCGGGGTTGGGCTGTATTTATTGGTACTCCAAAGGGTCATAACACCTTTTACGACATTTACCAGTACGCTAACCTTAACCCAAATGAATGGTATAGCAAGACTTTACGGGCAAGTCAGACCAAGATAATCGCCCAAGAAGAATTAAATGACGCATTAAAACTAATGACGATAGACCAGTATCAACAAGAATTCGAATGTTCATTTGAGGCTTCCATAATTGGGGCCATATATGGCGTTGAGATGCGACTACTGACCGATGCAGGGCGTATTACTAAGGTTGAGTGCGATAACCTATTCCCTGTCCATACAGCTTGGGACTTAGGCTATAACGATGCTACAGCTATATGGTGGTATCAGGTCGTACATGGAGAGATTAGAGTATTGGATTACCACGAAGCACATGGGCAACCAATTATCTATTACGCTAACCAAATTAAAGAACGACCATACGAATATGGCACACATTGGCTACCGCATGACGCTAAAGCTAAAACTTTGGCAAGTGGCGGAAAGAGCATAATTGAGCAAATTTTTGACAAATTACCTAAAGAATCGTTTAAAATTGTTCCAAATCTGTCATTACAAGACGGCATACAAGCATCAAGGATGGCATTAGCTAGGACTTGGTTTGATGCCATGAAGTGTTCAGAGGGCATTGAATGTTTGCGTCAGTACCAAAGGGAATACGATGAAGATAAGAAAGTATTTCGAGATAAGCCTCGCCATGATTGGACAAGTCATGGTTCAGACGCTTTCAGAATGTTGGCTGTGGCTTGGCAAGATGAAGCAGACACTATTAAACAAAATCAACCGATGCGTGGCATTAGTGTTGGACAGAATGAAGTAACGCTAGAAGAAATGTGGAAATCCACCCCCAAAACCCAAGATAGGAGAATCTAAAATGCCTGAAGTCGCAGCCCAATATGGTTTTAAATATGAACATGTAGCCGCATCACAAACCGCCCAAGTATTAGGAACAACAGGTGCAACAGGTGATTATTTACATCGTTTAATTATTACAGTTTCTACATCACTTACTGGAACTGTGGCTTTGTTAGACAACACTACATCCCATGTATTAGTAGCCGCCAATAGTGCAATCGGTGTCTATTCTGTAGAAGTCAACACTAAATCAGTTAATGGTGCTTGGAAGATAACAACGGGTGCTGGTGCTGAAGTAGTAGCAATTGGCAACTTTACCTAGGAATAAGTATGCACGATACGCTTAATAAAACTTACGAGGATTGGTATAACACCATTGCTCAGTACGACAAGTCATTTAGGGAGTGGGAAGCTAGAGTTCCCCGAATTGTTAAGCGTTATCGTGATGACAGCCGTACCCGTAATAACCCCAATGCTCGCTTTAATATCCTTTGGTCTAATGTTCAGGTTATAAAGCCTGCCATCTTTGCTAGACTGCCAAGACCAGATATTTCAAGGCGATTTCGTGATAACGACCCTGTAGGCCGAGTGGCATCTATGATGCTAGAACGAGCCTTAGAGTACGAAGTTGAGCATTACCATGACTATCGCTCCGCTATGGATAACGCTGTGCTTGACCGCTTATTAGGCGGTAGAGGTACGGCATGGGTGCGTTATGAGCCACATATTGTTGCAGAGCAAAATAACATCAACGAAGGTATTGCAGGTCAAATGCCCGAAGATGGGCTACAGATTACAGAGGATGCCGATGAAGCAGAAACAAAAAACGCTGAACTGGTGGAGTCGCAGGAACGAATTGAATATGAGTGTGCCCCTGTTGATTATGTCCATTGGCGTGATTTTGGCCATACTGTTGCAAGGACTTGGGAAGAGGTAACAGCCGTATGGCGTAAAGTCTATATGAGCCGACAAGCTCTGATTGACCGCTTTGGCGAAGAAGTTGGTAGCAAGATTCCGCTAGATACTAAGCCTGATAGCGATAAATGGGCTACCAAACAAATGACTGTAGAGCATTACCAAGCCTGTATCTATGAGATTTGGGATAAAGAACAAGGCAAAGTCTTTTGGGTTAGCAAGTCAATGGGTGAGATTCTTGATGAAAAGGATGACCCGCTACAGTTAGAGGGATTCTTCCCTTGCCCTAAACCAATGTACGCTACATTGACTACAGATAGCTTAGAGCCTGTACCTGACTTTGTACTATACCAAGACCAAGCGAAGCAATTAGACACGCTTGCAGACCGCATAGATGGCTTCATTAACGCTTTAAAAGTACGAGGTGTCTATGACGCTTCCGAGCCAAGCCTTGCAAGACTATTCTCTGAGGGCGAGAACAATACCCTGATACCAGTTAAGAATTGGGCTGCTTTTGCTGAAAAACAAGGCATGAAAGGGGCTATTGACCTTGTAGATATAACCCCAATCGCTCAAGGCTTGACGATGGCTTATCAGGCTATGGAGCAAGTCAAAGGTCAGATTTACGAGATTATGGGTATTGCCGACATTCAACGGGGACAGACAGACCCCAATGAAACGCTTGGTGCTCAGATTATTAAGTCCAATAACGCAGCAGGCAGACTTAAGAATATGCAACACGCAGTCGTTGATTTTGCTACCGAGCTTCTAAGTATCAAGGCTCAGATTATTTGCAAGCATTTCACGGATGACACCATCGTGAAAATTAGTGGTGCAATGCAACTAAGCCCACAAGACCAACAGTTAGTACCGCAAGCCTTACAGTTATTGAAAGACGAACCCGCTAAGAACTTTAGAATTGAAGTAACTAGCGATTCCATGATTTATCAGGATGAGCAACAAGAAAAAGCCGACAGGATTGAGTTCTTGGGTGCTTTATCCCAGTTTATGAACCAAGCCTTGCCTGTGGCTACCCAAGCCCCTGAACTAACCCCATTACTGATGGAAATGCTCAAGTTTGGCGTGACTGCGTTTAAAGCTGGCAAAGGTATGGAAGGGCTTATTGATGAAACTGCCGACCAATTTAGAAATAAAGCTAAAGCGATGGAAGGGCAACCTAAACCACCACCTATTGAAATTCAGAAACTCCAAATGCAATCGCAGATGGAACAGCAGAAAATGGCGGCTCAAACTCAGGCGAAACAAGCCGAGGCTCAAATTACTGCCCAACTTGAACAACAGAAGATGGCTGCTCAGATTGAATTGGAAAAGGCTAAACAGGAATATCAGGCACAAGAGAATCAGCTTAAATTCCAACTGGAAGAACAGCGTAATGCTCAAGACCGAGAGATGGAGATGAAGTTAGCTCAGATGAAGATGATGACTGAGCGTAATACCCAACTCTTGCTTGCTTACATTAACAATGGGGCTAAGATTGAAACGGCTCGTATTTCCGCAGGTGTGGATAGCGGTGAAGGAATAGCCGAGCAATACGACAATGATGAGAACATGATTCAAAACCTTGAACACCCATTAGCCCCGATAGCCAACGCTATTGCTCAAGGTAATCAAGAAATGACTGCTACTTTAGGAGCTTTAATAGACAAACTAAGCCAACCAAAACAAGTGGTTAGAGGTCAAGACGGCAAAATAATTGGGGTACAGTAATGCCAATAACAGTCAAACACACTAAAGTCAGCACCATTCCTGATGATGCGGACACTAGTTTAGTTCGCCCTAGTGATTGGAACGCTGACCACGCATTAACAGGTGTAATTGATGTAGCCAACGGTGGAACTGGTGCTGCAACCTTAACAGGTTATGTAAAGGGTAACGGCACAAGTGCTATGACGGCTGTTGCAACCGTACCAAACACCGATGTTACTGGTCTTGGAACGATGTCTACCCAAAATGCCAACGCAGTAGCCATTACAGGTGGCACAATTAATGGAACTACTATAGGTGCTACGACTGCTGTTGCTGGTTCTTTTACTGATTTAAGCGTTACTGGTACTACTAGCTTTGATGGTTCACAAGGTACGGCAGGTCAAGTTCTTACATCCGCAGGTGCAGGGGCAACACCTACTTGGGCTACACCAACAACGGGAACAGTAACTTCTGTTACGGGTACTGCTCCAGTCGTGTCTTCAGGTGGCAATACCCCAGCAATCAGCATGGCTGCGGCAACTGGTAGCGTAAATGGCTACCTTACAAGCACCGATTGGACTACTTTTAATAATAAAGGTTCAGGCACAGTAACATCTATTACCGCTGGAACAGGTTTAACAGGCGGCACAATTACCACTTCAGGCACAATTGCGATTGATTCTACAGTAGCTACGTTGTCGGATACACAAACTCTTACAAACAAAACATTAACTAACCCAACAATTACAAATTACACAGAAACGCTATTTTCACCTGCTGCTAATAGCTCATTTACTGTTGCTTTAACTGATGGAACGGTTCAAAAATTTACCACTAATGCTAATACAACAGTTACATTGCCCAGTTCTGTAGCTGGCAAATCGTTTGTAATTATTATTGCCTATGGTGGTTCTCATTCAATTACTTGGGCTGGTGGTTCTGTTATTAAATGGGCTGGTGGAGTAACCCCAACCGCAACAGCAGTAAATGGCAAGTTTGATATATTTACTTTCTTTCAAGACGGCACAAATACTTATTCATCAGTATTGGGGCAGAATTATTAATGTTTAGTTACGCAACTAAATCTGATGGTGTGCAACCAGCCGCATCTAATAACGACCCAAACTTTAATCAAGTTAGCTTATTACTACATGGTGACGGAACTAACGGGGCGCAAAATAATACCTTTTTAGATTCTTCTACTAATAACTTTGCCATTACTCGTAACGGTAATTCTACGCAAGGTACATTTACACCATTTAGCCAAGCTGCTGGGTATTGGAGTAATTACTTTGATGGAACTAACGATAGACTAACAATAGCTGACAATGCAAATTTAAGGGCTGGAACTAGCTCATTTACATTAGAAGCGTGGGTTTATCGCAATGCTGCTGCCG